GAATATCTTCATGATTACCAGCGATATGGTAAAAAGGATCAACAATGGTAACACCTATACGTTTACCGCCAATACGATAAGGGTGGTATCAGAAGGATCTACCGGTAATAGCGTATCCTCGGGCGAGAACTTTCCGGAGAAATACTGGAATCTAAATGGAAAGACATGGAATCATAACTTCAAGTTCAAGTTCGCCAATGATACATGGGTTACGGTATCAGGGAATTGCAGCGTCCCGCAGACCTATGACTTTAAGGCCCAGTTGCAGGTAGGGGATGGTGTAAACTCCAATTTATTAGTGGATGAGAACGGCTTGACCTTTGAGGCGAAGGCGGGTGTAGAGTACGGTATAAGACTATTCGTGGCCGAGGGATTCGTGGGTGATGTCACTTTCTATCCGCAGATAGAGATCGGCACCCATAAGACGGCCTATGAGCCTATCAATGGAGGTCGGTATATTACCAGCGATTATACCGACATAGCGGAAACCTTTAAGAAGAGAGGGAGCAAATTGGGTAGGACTACTATGTACACGGATAATAACGCCGTGATAACGGCTACGGCGAATAAAATGGACAATCCAGAGCAAACGTCGTATAATGGCAATGCTTCCTATAAGCTAAACGAGCTATGCGCCGATAAATCGGCTTTTTCTAAACCAAGAAAACCCATGATATCCTTTGTCGATGATGACACGTCCAGTATAGCGCTTGTTGAGAGATACAGGAATTTGTTCGTGTCTAAAGGTGTTGTCGGGAACTATGCGGTCATGACTAAGAACCTCAATGAGCAAGAAGGATTGGCCGACCTGCTGTTACAGTATGAGCAAGAGGGATTTGGTTGTCTTTATCATTGCTATTACCAAAGAGGTGATGAGACGAGATATTGGGAATCCGGGAACCCGATGTATGACGAGAGTTTGATAAAGGAGAATTTCATCAGGGGATTGAGAGACATGGAAAGATACGGTTTCTTGAATTATAAGCATTGGATTACCCCTTATGGAGTCAATGATGATTTTATAAGGAACCTAGCCAAGAGGCATGGGATGGAAAGCCTCATGACGATGAGCGGGGCTACGTCAAATAACAGTTTCATAAGCATCGCGGGTAATTGTGACAGGTATAACATCCCTCGAATAAGCGTGTCAAGTCAATCAAATCAAGACCGAACCAAGAGATTGGTAGATGGATGTGTTGCCGATAATGGATGGGTTGTCATAGTCACCCATGCTAATACTTGGGGCAGTGGCACGGACGTAGATGAGAAAGTGTCAGATATTATCCAATACGCCTTGGATTCGGGGATGGAGGTCAAGGCGTTTCCGGAGGCGTTTGAAACATATCGGGCATCATTCTATTTCAACGAGTTATTTTGATAGATACAACCTTATGTACCGCTACATATCATACATATCCGACCTAGCGAACTGGTTAAAGTCCATCGCCATAGCCGCCGTTGTCACGGCGATGGACTTCGTGTCACCGATCGAGAACTTCTTGGTGGTGATCCTGTCGCTGGCCTTCATTGATACATTTTGGGGGTTGGCTGCGGATCACGGGGATTTCCGGAAGAGTAAGTTCATCCGTAGCTGGTTATACATGCTTGTGTATTTCCTGATAATTATCATTTCGTTTTGGATAGGCGTGATGATGGATATATCGGAGGATAACGCCAAGGCTTTCGTGTCTTGGATTACGTGGGCGATGATATGGTTTTACGGGACCAATGTCTTAAAGAACATGGGCAAGGTATTCCCGGATAACAAGGTGATAGCCTTCTTGTATTGGGTTGCCGCCGTGAAATTTATCAGCAAGGTCAATTTCTTGGATGAGTATAACAAGACAAAGAATAAAAAAGGCTCCCCAGATCCAAAAGGATAGGGGAGCCGGATAAATTTTAGCTTCCTGTCTTTCGCAAGGGAGGATAGCAAGGTTAACAAAGCGTCACAAATATACGAATAAAATCAAATAACAATGGCAGAGAAAAAATTACCTAGAGGGTTGCGAAACTGCAACCCCGGAAACATTCGGATCAATAGTGATCTCTTTCAAGGCGAGATACGACCTAGCAAGGACAAGTCGTTTAAGCAGTTCGAGACGATGGCCTATGGATACAGGTCGGTATTCCGTATCCTATCTAATTATCGCAAGAACTACGGACTGGATACGATCCGCAAAATGATAGGTCGCTGGGCGCCGGAAAACGAGAATGATACGGACGCTTACGTTAAGGCCGTATCAGATTATGCTGGTATCCCGGCTGATGATCCTATCAACATCAACGATCGTGAGCAGATGATCCGGATCGTGGGCGGGATGAGCAAGGTGGAGAATGGTAGGGAGGCTGATATGTCGGATGTTATTGCGGGGTGGAATCTGTTATGAGAGCATGGCAGGTTATATTAATACTAGTGTGCTTGGTAGCCAGTTTCACGGCTGGCTACCATATCCGGGGGGATGTGGCTAGTGATTCGATATCCAAGACCGACACGTTCGGCAAGGTGGATACGATACATGACAGCATCCCGTACCCGGTCTATGAGACACTGGTACAAACAATACCTGAGCCGTTTCCTGTTTATATCACGTTGGACGGCGACACGGTAAAGGAACCTGTATATGTCCCGGTGCCGATAACCAGCAAGGAGTACAAGACGGATGATTACCGGCTGTCAATATCCGGCTATAAGCCTAATCTTGATTACATCGAGGTTTATAGAAGGACTGAGTATATAACCAAGACGATCTCCCCCCGTAGATGGGGAATAGGTGTTATTGCCGGTTATGGGATCGGGAAACATGGACTATCACCTTACGTTGGATTGGGTGGATTCTGTAGGATTTGGTGAGGCCTCCATGACTCACGTCAGGGAAGCCCCTATTAACTAGTAATAATAATTCGTCGTTTGAATAACAACAGGTTTACGTTTTTTGTTCATGGTTAATTTAATATTAGTTTGATGGTGACTTCGTGAGAACGAACCGGAAAGGGAAGATAAAAAAAAAGAATCTTCCCTAAATAATCGGATCGGAAGTTTGATTATTTTTTCATGCCACGCACGACGGGAAGATTCTTATAAGTCTTTCTGCCGTGCATTTTTTGTGTCCGGCTTTGATAGTAAAACAAACCACGAAATAAAAAGTTTATGAATAAGGTGGAAATTTTTTACAAAAAAGTGATAGAGGCGGTATGCAAGGAGTGCGGGACCGATCCGGTAATGATGTTTAGCAACAACAAGGAGAGGAACGTTGACGCTAGGGGAGTGGCTATAACCATACTGGCCGATCGCAAGTTGAGCGACAATATCATATCCGATCTGACTGGAATGACGAGGCAAGCCGTCAACCGGATGCGTAACTTGTACCCGGACAGGATAAGGAGGAGTTACTACCTGAGGAGGACGGTGGAGAGCGTCAAAGAGGAGCTATCCGGTATGGTCTGAGGGTGCGTTATGTTGTAAGGCATGTGATTTGTCTATGAAAAAATTTTCATATAACAAAATTTTTTGCGACATTTGCGGCGTAAAAGGTGATTTTGTAGCCTCGTCAAGTAACCAGCCTTGGCAGAGGCTTTGTTGTATACGAAAAGTTTCATTATGGAAATATATATGCCACATGCGGTAAATGATATTAGGATAGGAGAAGCCTTCAATCATCTATTCAGGATAATCCTGAAAATGGAGAATTCCGATGATGATGATTTCATATGGAACTTCCAATATACGGCATTTGTGACTCCATTTTTCTTATTGCCTCTTATGCTTTATAGAGATAAGTGCGGTAAGAATGTGGTTTGCAAGAATATATCGGACAGTGTTAAAAGCTATCTGGACTCTATTCATTTTGAAGGAGGTGTAGTAGCTGACAGTGTTAGTGATTTTCATAATTATATGGAATATTTTTCTATGAAAAAATATATTCCTATAATAAAGTTCCCGGGATGTAAAAGCAAGGATAGCATAAAAAACGATATACTATCTGTAGCAGAGAATATAATGATAAGGCAATTAAATATTGAAGGAGAGTTGAGAAAGGCTTTATCTTATATGCTGACTGAGACGATTGACAATATATCTGAACATTCAGAGAGTGAATTTGGTTATATATTTGCTCAGTATTATCCGTCAAAGAGTTATATAGACATTTGCATAGCGGATAATGGTATAAGTATACTGGGTAGTTATGTTAAGTCTGGCAAGGGAGGTATAACTAACGATGTGGAGGCTTTAAAAAGCGCGGGAAAGGGTATATCGACTAAAAATTTACCAGATACCGAGAATCGTGGTTATGGTATAAGTACTTGCAAGAGAATGTTGTCTAAGGGACTTGGAGGAACATATTTTTTGCTGTCTGGGCAAGCGTTTCATCTTATGTCAGAGGAAGAGACATCATATATAGGACTTCCTGATTATATAAAATGGGATGGAACTATAGTGGCATTAAGGATACCATATAAAGAGGAAAGGATGTTTAATTTTTATGAATATTTAGAATGAAGATCATGGAAAAGACAATTGTGATATCAGAATTGATAAGGGGAGAGCTTCGTTCTAGGACAGAAGCTAAAAAAATCTATATGAGGGCTAAGGATTTGAATAGCCCATGTGTACGTATAGATTTTAAGGATGTATACTTTATGTCTCGATCATTTGCGGATGAGTTATGCAATACAATAGAGGCTTTGGCCTTGGATAAAGTGAGGGTCTCTATGGAGAATGAGAGCGACTCTATAGATCTGATGATGAAAATAGTAAAAGGTAATAGAAATAAACCGAGAAATATGCATGAGGACAGTGAGGTTAAAGAATTTTCGGACATGGATTCATTGTCAGAGTTCCTGTCTACCATATAAAATTATTTCATGCTATATAAAATAGAATGATATGAAAAATTTAGATGAACCAAAAGCTAAGGAGTATAATGAATTCCTAGAAAGGAATAGTTTTGATAAATACTCAGATAGAAAAAAACATATATCTAGTCCAACCACGCTACAATGCATGTATTGGAAACAGGTGGAACCGGTAGATATAAAAAGTAACCAACCATAAAAATTAAGCGTTGTATATGCCTTTAGTTTGAAAGGTCTAAACAACAACAATAAGCGTCGTCAATACAAATTGGCGGCGCTTTTTTTGTCTCATCCCCTTCCGCAAAGAACTAGCAACAACCTCGCAACAAGCTAGCAAGGAGATATTTATTTAGCAAGGCACTTCTGTGGATTTTTGTGGTGTCCGGGATAATCCGGAATAACCATAAAATTCATGATATATGGAAGCAGAGAAAATCATTAAAGAGAAAGAGATCGTCCATGAGGATGAGCACAAGGATTACGCAAGCAAGGGCGTGGGTAACGCCGGCTTGACATTGGGTATCATTGGTACGGCTCTTGGAGCTTGGGCGGTGTCACGTAACCGTGGCGGCTTGTTCGGCGGTGGCTGGGGAGCCGGTATGCCGGAGAACGTTAACATCAACACGACCACAGGTGGCGGTGGTGGTTCCGGGGTAGGCGCTCCGACAGCGTTCATGGCTTGGGAGAAAGGCTGTGAGGAGGCGTTATCGCTTACAAACGCAATGTGGGGATTGAAAGTCTCAGGTATGCAAGCCGATTACGATCACCGCCAGACGGATATCGCCGAGAAATTCGCCTTGTGGAAATCACAGGTAGACGCTGATTTCGGATTGTACAAGTCACAGGTAGACGCTGATTTTGGTCTATACAAGAACCAAAGAGACCAGTTCGATGTCTTGAAGGCTCAGATTGATGAATTGAGGTGTCAGGTGGCTGTAGGTTCGGCGATTCGTCCTTACCAAGACAAGTTGCTTCAATGCGAGATCGAGAAGGCGTTCACGGCTAGTGTCAATTACACCGATCGTAGAACCTGCCGTATGATCACGGGAGAATTGGTATTGCCAAATACCCCTACGGTAACAGGCTATCCTAGCTACAATCCGTGCTCATGCCCGGCATCCGCTCCGGCACCTACGGCTTAAGGTAAAGTTAGTGGCTTGTGCTCCCTAGGGGGGCGCTTGCCGCTTTCCTTTTTTTAACCACTAACAGTATTATCATGCAGACAAATGTTTTTTTAGGGGGGAGTGACCCTGTATTAGGTAGCAATCCTTATAATCCGAATATAAGCGAGATAGAAGCAAACATTCAGCGTCTCCAGCAAGCGCAGCAACAGATGGAGATCCAGAAGCAACGTATGCTTAACCCTTCTGCGCAACAGCCCCAAAGCCGTAATCCGGTGTGGGACGAGATAGATAAGCTCGTTAGCGAGATGTCGGATAGCGAATTCGAAATGGTCAATAACAATCCGGAGTATCAACAGGCCTACCAAAAGGTAATGTCCATCCTTAACCGTGAATACATGCGCATCATGCGTCCGTTGGTGGAGGAGAGCAAGGACGGAAAGGCCGCCTTGGAGGAATTGTTGGGAATGGCCAAGAAGATAAAGAAATCGGCCTCAGAGGAGGTTAACAAGAACATGGCGTTGTTCGCTGAGTACACGGCCAAATACGCCGATATGCCATACGCCGACTTCCTTAAATTGAAGAATAGCGGAAAAGGAGGTAAGAAATGACACGTGAGGAAGGTATGCTTATCGAATTGATCGATAAGGTCAAGAGACAAGGGTATGCTATCAGTACCTTGAGAGAGGAAGTGGAACAATTAAAGAAAGAGTCCTATGGAACTAAAGCAACAAGCTCTAGAGCTAAAAAGCAGGCTAATTAACTCGGTGGAGATATGGGCGGAGGAAAGGGTTGACTCTTTCGTCTCCGGGAACACGGCGTTCAAGCCTCTTGGAAAGTATCTTAAAAGGGGGGTCCATAACATCCTCGTGCAAAAGGATAAGGAGATCACTGAGAAAGTGGAAGGATTCATGTTGTTTGCGGCTGACGAGAATGGCAATTATGACAAGGAAGAGCTATTCGATGACGCTATGAACGTATTCAAGAGCATGAAGCCGTATAAGTTCGAGCAAGGATTCTTGAAGGGTACGATCGGGGAAGGCTCCATCTTGATAGAGCTTCCGGATAACGGACTCATGAATTTTATCCTTGGTGACACTAACGCTATCCGTATAACGGAAGCGGATTTTCTGGAACTGAAATCAATATTCA